TTATTGAAAATTTAAAAATAATAATGAATAATTATTCTTATATTACTTCAAAAACTATTGATGCTGATCAAAAAAAATATTTAGAAACTATCTTATATCAATATTTTAAAGAAAATTTGGAAAAATCATCCAAAGCAATTATAAAAATTATGATGCATAAAAAATTAAATCATGATGGAAAAAATAAAAATAAGAATAATATAAATAAGAATAATATAAATAAGAAATATCAAAAACAAAATAATAACTCAAATATTTTATCCAATGAACAAAAAGAAATGGAACTACTTAAATCAAAATTATACTATGTTCAAGCACACATTATTTTTAAAATTATTGAATATATTTTGGTAAACATAGACTTAAAAAATAAATTGATTCAAAAGTGTTCCATGTTAGAAAAAGATTTTACAAAAATAATTCGGCAAAAATTGAAATAAATTGTTTTTTATTTTTATTTTCTTTCACGAAAATAAAAACCTATTACTATTATAGAGTTATGTATAATAATAATAATAATAATAACAATAATAATAATAATAATAATAATAACTATAAAAATAATGATAATAACATTAATAATTTAAATAATAACAATAATAATTCTACTAATTCAAAAAATACTAAAAATACTAAAAATACTAAAAATACTAAAAATAAGTTTGATTCTTTATATATCAATTACAATGATATTTTACCAGATAAAATAGTGACCAATTTATCTTCTTTTTTAGATTATAAAGCTCATGAACAATATAAAATTAATTTTAATTTATTTTTATTAAAAAATGTGATTAAAATTAATGAAGATAATGAATTATTAAAAAAAGTTAATTGTCTTCAAGATAGTGATGAATTCATTGATTTTTATTTTGATAAAATAGATGATAAATTAAATAATAATAATTTAGATACTAATAGTCATAATTATTTAGTACAAAATTTAAAGAGAACTTTTATTAGCAATAAAAAACAACTTGAACAATTAGATAGTTCCATTAATCAAATTGTAAAAATAAGAAAAATGGTAAACTTATCAAATGTTGTTAATAATAAACTTAATTTTCAATTTTTAAATAATTTTTTCTTTTTAGAAGATCGTTTAAAAGATGACGTTGGTGAATGTATAGCGCATTTCTTATTTTTATATATTCAAATTACTATGAATGGTGGAACTAATTTAACTAATAATCGACTTAGTAAAACCATTTATCAAAATAATTTATTTACAAATGATGCTGAAATGACTAACTTTACTAATTTACATAATATCATAAAATTTATGCCCCTTTATTATTTAATTATTAATAATTTTGCGTCTTCTAATAAAAACATGCAGCTTCTTTTTCAATACGATAAATTTATAGAGTTTGTAAAAAAAAATGTAGAATTCAAAATAATTAAAAATGATCATCAAAAAGATAAAAAAAAAGATAAAAAGAAAAAACATCAAAAACATAAATATAAAGGTGGAATGGATATTGAAGAAATATTAAAAGGTGAAATGAGAAAAAAATTTAAGAAAAGTATAAATGGTGAACTTTCTGATCAAAATAAACAAAAAAATAAATCAGCTTCTAATGAAATAATGAAAAAATTTGAAAAAATTAATATTATTATCAATGAAAAAGAATCGGGTTATAATTCTGATACTTATAAACAATTTAAAATTTCTTTGAATAATTTTTATCAAAATAAATATAATAATCGTGAAACTTTTGAGACTTCTATTAAAAAAATAATAAAACAAAAATTAGAAGATTTAAGTTCTATTAGTCTGAATTCTTCCATATCAAATCCTTTTAACGATAATGATATTTTCGATATTCAAAAAATACTTAAAAAATTTAGTGATCAAGAAAAAAAACAATTTTACGAATTATCAAATAAATCTGATCGTATTGAACGAATCATAAATAAGATTGATTTTAATTTATTTAATTACCAGCAAATAGGACAATTATTACTTATTCGAGAAAATGAATCAGCAACTATTAAATTTATGAATCGGCTACAGAGAAATTTACTTGATCTATATTTATGTATTTTTATCAAAAAAAGGGAACTAATTAATTTATTTTTGAATTCTATTCTATTTCGATTTAATAATATAAATAATGTATCTATGAATAATTTAATGAATAGTAAATTATCTAATGAAAATAATAAAAAAAATAATAAAAAAATTAAAAACAAAAATAATGAAAATATTATTCATCAAAATAATAATGAAAAACCAAAAATAAATAAAAGTAAGAGAAAAAATATTGAAAATGCAGTGGAAAGTAAAATGAAGGAATATAAAATTATTGATTCTAAAAAAAAGAAAAAAATTGAATTTTTACTAACAAAATTATATGAATTAGAAGAAGATAAAGGGACCAATAATTATGATAAAAAAGTATATATTATTCAAAAAAAAATACGTAGTGTTTTATTAGATACTAATTAAACTAACATGTATATTACTCATTTATTTATTATAATAGATATAATAAATAAAATTTATTTTTATTTTTATCTTATCTTTATATCCTTGAAAATTTATTTTTCAATAGAGTAAATTTCATCTAACGAACGTGTGAGATCAGAATTTACACAAGAAAAAAAACAGGGCGTTTTATAATTTAAATACCCGTAGTCTCTAGAAGCAAGTGCAGGATTTTTAATTTTTTTATTTTCTGCGTCCACATCTACCACACTACTATAACCAGGTTTATGCGACCATCCTTTAGTATCATCTTGACGATACCAATGATAATCATTTTCCTTATCAAGTGCCAAAAATATTTTATAAAATCCAGGTAAGCATTTATTATCAAATGTTTCAATATAAGAACCTGGGGAATCTTTTTTCAATCGATTAAAAAAGGCTTGGCAATTATAATCCTTAAGTTCTATATGTTCAAATGCAGAACTATACCCAGGTTGTGCCTTTGATTTTATGCCTTTGACAATATTTCCTAAGGCATAACTATAACAATTGTGACTATTTTTAACTCCGTAATTTTGATTCCATAATTTTGGCTGATATTTATGTTCTGAACCAGATAATGGAGAATATTCACGCTTTGATTTTAAAATATCAGATATATTATTCATTTTTGAATTTTTTTTAATTTTATTAATCGTTAATATATAAGGTTCTTTAGAATGACGTTTATAAGATAACATGATTCAAATAAAAGTCGTCTATACTTTAATTTATATATTATTTTTTATTTTTAAAATATAAAAATATAAGATATAATAAAAATTAAAAATTAAAAATTAAAAATTAAAAATTAAAAAATACATTATGTGTAATCTATAATTAATAAATTTCATTTAATGATCTTGATAAATCAGAATTAACACAAGCAAAAAAACAAGGGGTTTTATATGCTCGATGTTTAAAATCACGGTTCGATAATAATGGATTTTTAATTTTACGATCACTTCCATCTTTATCTGAAACTTCAGTTGATCCAGGTTTATGTGACCAATATTTGTTACTATCTTGTCTCCACCAATGATAATCTTCTTTTCGATCTAATGCTAAGAATATTTTATAAAATCCTGGTAAACACTTATTCTCAAATGATTCTATATAGGAACCAGGTGAATCTTTTTCAAGCCTCTTTTTAAAATCCTTACAAGTAAAATTTGCATTATCAAAATATGAAAATCCGGATGCAAAGCCAGGTTGTGCTTTTGATTTTAAACCAGAAACAATTTTTCCTAATGCATAACTATAACAATTATGACTATGTTTTATATTTGACTCTGTATTCCATAATGTCGGTTTATAATCATGTTCGGCACCTGATAATGGGCTAAATTCTTGTTTATTTTTTATTTTTTTATTTTTATTTTTTAGAATTGTTTCATGAATTTTATTTTGCTTATCAAAACGTAAGATATATGGTTCTTTACTTTTATGATTTTTCATTACTTACCTTATAAATAGATTAATTTTAGACAAAATGTTAAATAAATTAAATCGGAAAAGTGCAATAATATTGTAATAATATTATATATATTATCATATAGCTTAATTTATAATTATAATTATCGTTAAAATTATTAACAAAAAAATAGAAAATGATAATTTTTAAACTTAAAGGGTATAAAAACTTTAGTATCTTTATTGAAAAGAATTATACAAAAAAGAAATGAGTTCTGAACAAGATAAACACCTTTCTTCCTCAATGAATAATATAATTTTGGAAAAATTAGCTTTACTTACTGAAAATTTAAATTTAAAAAACGATACATTAATACAAAAATTTGAATCAATAGAAAATCAAATGAACGAATTATCTGATAAAGTTCTGTTGTTAGAAAAAAAAATGAATCATCCTAATAATCCTTACGCCAATTTAGATATAAATAGTGTACAAGAAGATATTATGGAATTAAAAAAAAAAAATGTAGACTTAGAACAATCAGTTGTATTACGTGCTTTAACATTCCGTGATTATCGTACGGTAATTATCTTATTTAAAGAAATATACTTTAAAGAAGAAAATGTTATTGATAAATATCCTATTCGTTTAACCGGAAAAAGATCTTATGAGTATTATTTAAATAATAAGTGGATAACAGATCCATATGGTCATTATATTAGAGATATTATTTTGAGCAATATTCAAACAACATTGTTTAAATATAATACATATGAATATATAAAAGATAATGATATTTTAATAATGAATCAAGATTTCATTTATAAAATAATGGATGAAAAATATTCAAAAATTTATTTTCGTAATATGATTCAAGAAATACGTAATACAATTTAATATTTTTTATAAATTAAAATTGCTTTATTTTTTTTTTATAATATTTATTTTCAAATATTTATTTTCAAATATTTATTTTCAAATATTTATGATATATAATTATTAATGAATTTGATATTCTGACAACTTAGTATTTAGCCATTGTTCAACAACCGCATTACCTAATATATCAGAATCATCTTTTAAACTATCTAACAAATTAATTTTTTTAGAATAATCTTTTCTTCGATCTATTAAATCTTTTTCATCATTAATAATTTTTTGATTTAATACACTATTTTCTTTATTTTTTAAATCTAATTCCATTTGTAACAAATATAAACTATGTTTTAATTGTTCCTTTTCTTCTTGTAATTGTTGTACTACATTATCAAGATTATTATTTGAAAATGAAGGCTCGGAATGGTTTTTCTTAAAACATGTAGTAGTACTATGATCAGGAGTAAATATTTTATGACTAGAATCAAATGATTGATTGATCTGCATAATTTCAGGATCATCTTCCTCATCAAATGTATTACTTGGTCTTATTGGACTTAACGATAATGTTGACCTAACAAATTGATTTGTTTCTGTTAATTCTGGAGATTTCGCTGAATATTCTTCTACCATATTTTTTTTAACAGCATTGCTATAATCAAAAGTAGGTGTATTTTGCTTAGAATGTTCTTCAGTATCATAATTACCTAAATTATGAATTAATTCATTTTCTTGTTGATTTTGATGATTATTTCTATCTTTTACGATATGTGAACGATGAATTAAAACAGGTTCTATATCACTAATATTAATCTTTTTATTTTTACAATTTTCGGAAAATAGCAGATCTATATGGAGACCAACACGAATACTCGTATCAGATTCATTTTTCTGAAAATCGCTAAAACAATAAGGAATTTCTTTATCTTGTATCATGACAGTATAACACCTTCCTTCTTCACAATTTTTACAATTCCCATTGGTATAAATGAATTTACAAATGTTATAGATAATACGGTACCCTTTTGGAAATTCAAGGGAATTATTATTTAATACACAATTTAAAATATTAATACGTAATGGTTTCTGAATAAAATAAGATAAATTTATTGGAAAATTTTTCTCATTATGACTCGGATTATTACATTTATCTAATATACAATGAAAACAAACTTTATTTTCAAAGCACAATGAAGATAGTGTATAATCCTTCTTTTTTTCTTTTGGAGCATTTTTAGATCTTTCTTTTGTAGTATTACGTTGTTTATTTTTATCAGAATTTACAGATTTTATATCTTCAATTTCATGATCACTTAGAGTGAAATAACAAACGTCACCCATAATTTAAAATAATAGAATATGCTAAAATAAATATATTTTGTAATTAGTATAATTAAGCTTTACATTTGTTAATGTAAATTATTTTCATTTTTTTATTTTGCATTATTTATTTTAAGCATAGTGTTTCATAATTTGTTAATAATAATAATTGTTATTTACCTTATATTTAATAGTAATGAATTATTATTATTAAATAAAATAAGTTATGTTGTTATTACCACAGTATAACTATTATAGAAATATTTAATTTGGATAAATCACAACATTAAATATTTATTATTTTCTTAAACTATATTATATTTATTTCTTTAAATATTATTCAATATGTAATAAAATGAATATTATTAGATAAAATTAATATAAATTATTTTGTAAATCATACTTGTCATAATCAATTAACATTAATAATAAATTATTATTAATGTTAATTAATAATAATAAATTATTATTAATGATAATAAAATATAGGTTTAATTATGTTTATATTGTTATTACCACGATAAAAACATATTTAAGAAATATTAAATTTGGTTTAAAACACAATATTTAATATTATAATTAATAACCAATTGGTTAATCATATATAATGCGATCTCTTTAAGTTCATTTTATAAAAATAAAAGAATAATCTAAATAGAACATATAATTATTTATGAAAAAAATAAAACAATTGCTATAAATTTTACATATGTTTTAATTTTTAGTTTAAGTTTTAGATTTAGTTTTCATTATTTTTTATAATTTTTCACTAAATATCTTTTAAAACTATTATAATCATAATTACCATGATAATTTTTAACAATTGGATAGAAAAATATAGCTCCTAAACCAGCAATGATAAATAATAAACGAATGACCATTTGTATATTTGATAAATATGCATTATTAAAATACATAAATAATAAAATTACAAAAACGACTACAAAAAATAAGATAGATTTAATACTCATTTACTTATGATAAATATAATTTCTAAATGAAAAATTGCTAATTTTTATTTTAATTATGATTCAAAAAAAATATAATCTATTATTAATATATTGTATATTTTATTAAATAATGAATAATAATATATATCAATTTATCTTAAAACATATACCACCTGATCTTAAAAATGATCTAATTATTTATTTTATTTTCTATATAATTTACGCTGTAATCGAAATATACGTATTTTCTACCATAATTAGTCAAATTATTAATTATCTAAAAACAAATAAAAATATAGATCAACTTTATTTTAAACGCTTAATTCAGCAATTTGTTCTTTTTTTGGTTTTATATGTTATATTCTTAACCATTTACCGTTATTTCCAAAATAGAACTATGATTAAAATTAAGACAAATGCTCGTAATATATTACTTACTTTAATTCTAAAATCCAATGATAATAGCTATTATGAAAAAAGTTATATTAAATATGGTACATTAATTAATCGATTTTCCGAAAAACTATTTTGGTCATTAAGCAATATTATTATGTATATACTTCCCAGTCTTATTACTATTTGTATTGTGGCATTTTACTTATTATATTTTGATGTAAAAATGTTCTTTTTATTTTTAGTCATTAATATTGGAATAATATTTTCTTTTGTCTACAAATTTAATGATTTTAAGAAAAAATCTACAGTATATGAAAAATCTGTAGTCAATTTAGAAAGTCGTCAAATTGAATATTTATCTAATTTTGATAAAATAATTTTCCGTGGATTTTCTGATATAGAAATTAATAATTATAAAAATCATTGCGATAAAGTAAAAGAAAATGGTCTAAATTATTATTCGAATGTATTAAAATATGAAACAGTTATGTTATTTATTATAAATATTACTTTATTTTTCATTATTTATTATTTTATTTATAGCAAAAATTCAGAAAATATTGTTTTTATTATTACATTAATGTTATTATATCGTTCTCGTATTGAGTCATGTATCTTAAAATTATCTGATACCTTAGAAATATTGACAAAATTAGATTTAGTACAGAAAAATTTTGATGTATTATTACCCAATTATTACCTCAAACAAAATAAAAACTATACTAGAAGTCCTTTAGCCTATAATAAAATTGAATTTAAAAATTTAAAATTTAAATATCCATCTACCGTTCGCCCTGTATTCAATAATTTCTCTATTGACTTTGATTTCCAAAAAAGTAAATTAATCGGTTTATATGGACATAGTGGATCGGGAAAATCAACTTTATGCAAAGTTTTATTAAAAATTTATAATTTAAATGATGGTACCATTACTATAAATGGTATAAATATTGATCACTTAGATAATGCTTCATTAAAGAAAAATATAACTTATATTAATCAAAATAATAAACTATTTGATGATGATGTTGAATATAATTTAAAATATGGATGTACAACACCTGAAATGTGTAATCAAAATTTAAAAGAAGTAGTACATAATAAAAATTTAAAAAATATTTTTCACAAAGATGATTACGAGGAAATTAAAAAAATTAAAACAGGATTCCTGGGCGAAAAAATTTCCGGTGGACAAAGACAAGTTATTAATGTACTAAATGGATTAATTTATCCTTCAAAATTACTTATTTTAGATGAACCTACAAGTAATTTAGATTTTGAAAGTAAAAAAGAATTAATTGAAATTATTAAAAAATTCAAAAAATATAAAACTGGTATTGTTATTATTACACATGATAAAGATTTATTAAATATATTTGATCGTACAATTAACATGGATCAATTTAATAAATAAATTTATACATGGATCAATACATTGATCAATACATGGATCAATACATTGATCAATACATGGATTAATTCATGGATCAATACATGGATCAATACATGAATAGATATAATTATTATTATATAAATATATGTTATTTATAAAAATAGTTTTACAAGTTTATTAATCTATTTTTTCTTTTATGGATAATATAGAACGATGATTGGATAATGTATGGTAAATATTTAAAATTGAATGAATTGAATTTGTTTCTTCAACACCATTTTGGAATAAAATTTGTGAAAAATCTTGTTGTTGGTATTGTGGCTCATTATTTTCTTCTATTAGTAAATTATTTTCATCTATCATTTCATTATCAATTTCATTTACATTACTAGTAGCATCTTCATAAACACTTTCTTCAGTTTCCTCATCTTCTTCATAAAATTTTTGTACAGCAGATAATGTACTTCGCATTAAATTAATAATATAACCCCGAATAATGCTCGGATCTTCAGCTAAGCTAGAAGTATCCCAATAATCTTCGAAAGATAATTCATTAAATAATTCAAAAATTATATCTACAGCAATTGAATTAGTCATTTTTTTGGAAGTATTTTTCTGAAACGGTATTTTCTTTCTACATATTGGGCATAAATTATCTCCATTATTTTTTTCTAAAAATTCAAGAAAACAATCACAATGAAAATGATGACCACATTTAGTAGAAACACAGTTGTGTTTTATAGATTTAATTTTATCTTGACATATAGAACAATTCATCGTTTTTTCTAATAATAAATAGAAATAATTATTTATATTCGATTAATAGAAATAATTGATTCAATAATTGTAATTATTGCCCTTAATAGAATTAAAAATCATTTTTTGTTTAATTTATATAATATCGTATTTTATATATAAATTTAGAATAAGATGAATAATAGTATAAACTATATGATAAAATATTTTACTTTCATTACGCACTACACATTTCACATTCCCCTTGTTCATCAGCACTTGTATTTTTAGTTGAAGATACTTTTTTAGCTTCAATTGTGAACTGTTGGGCTTGTGCCTTAGGCTTGGTACGAATATAATAACTCCCCGTTTTCAATCCATTTTTCCATCCATAAAATAATGCACTGCCTAATGTATTCTGTGTTGGTTGTTCAAAAAATAAATTCATCGACTGTGTTTGACAAACATAGGGTCCCCTATCAATAGATTGTTGAATAATTACTTTTTGTTTTATTTCCCATACATTCTTATATAATTGCTTTATGTTATCTGGAATAGATTCAATCGATTGAACAGAACCATTTTGTGCTATAATTTCATTTTTTAAAGATTCATTCCATAATCCCAATTCTGTTAAATCTTTGACTAAATATTTATTGATTACAATAAAATCACCAGCCATAGTACGTCTTGTATATATATTACTTGTAATAGGCTCAATACATTCATTATTACCCAGAATTTGAGAAGTGGATGCAGTAGGCATTAGAGCAATAAGTGTACTATTTTTAACACCATGTTTTTTGATAGAATCGCGTAATGATTCCCAATCATATTTCGAAGATGGAGTAATGTTCCATAAATCAAACTGAAATAATCCCTGACTTAATGGACTTCCATCGAATGTTGAATAAGGTTTATCAAAAATTGCTTCTTCATTTGACGCAACAAGAGCAGCATAATATAATGTTTCAAAAATATCTTTATTTAATTGTCGTGCATCTTCTGAATCAAAGGGATATTTCATCTTAAAGTAAACATCGGCAAGTCCTTGTACTCCAATTCCTAAGGGACGATGTCTCATGTTAGATACTCTAGTTTCAGGGACGGGATAATAATTAATATCAATTACTTTATTTAAATTTTTAACAACTGTTTTCACTACTTCTTGTAATTTATCAAAATCAAATGAAATTCCTTTGCCATGTTCATCTTCAATGACAAATTTTGGTAGTGCAATAGAAGATAAGGTGCACACACTATATTCTTTTTCATCACTATATAATGTAATTTCAGCGCATAAATTAGAATTACGAATAATACCTATATTTTTCTGATTACTTTTTTCATTTACTGCATCTTTAAATAAAATATAGGGCGTTCCCGTTTCAATCTGACTTGTTAATATATAATTCCATATTTTTCGAGCAGGTACTTTTTTACGCGCTTTTTCTTTTTGCTCATAATCTAAATATAATTGTTCAAATTCTTTTCCAAAAGTATCGGCTAATCCTGGACATTCGTCAGAATCAAATAGCGACCATTCTTCATTTGCTTCTACACGTTTCATAAATAAATCACTGATCATTAATGCTAAAAATAAATCCCGTGCACGTTCTGATTCAGCACCCGTATTTTTTCGCAATTCTAAAAATTCCAAAATTTCCACATTATGAGTTTCAATATATACTGCAATGGATCCAGGACGTTTTCCAGATTGATTAATATGACGAGCGGTTTCATTTAAAACACGACATAATGGAATAATACCATTAGACGCACCATTTGTTCCGCGAATATAAGAATTTTTAGATCGAATTTTACTTAGGCAAATACCGATACCACCTGCTCCTGCTGAAATTTGAGCACAATCACTGATAGCTTTGTAAATTCCTGATACACTATCCTCCATACCCAATAAAAAGCACGATGCTAATTGAGATTTATTTGTTCCAGAATTAAATAGTGTCGGTGTGGCATGAGTGAAATATTTTTGAGACATTAATTCATACGATTGAATAGCAGCTTTGAGGTCATTTTGGTGGAGACCCAGGCTAACTCGCATAAATAAATGTTGTATTCTTTCAACAATTTTACCATTTACTTTAAATAAATAAGCTTTTTCAAGTGTTTTAAATCCAAAATAATCGAATAAGTAATCATTTTCATAGTTAATAATATCATTTAATTTTTGTTTATTTTCCATGACAACATTATATAATTCATCATTAATTAATGGGGCTTTATTTCCATTTTTATCAATATTATTCTTTAAAATGTAGATTGTTTCTGAAAAGGAAGGGCTTGTTACTTTATGATTGTTGGAAATAATAATACGACTTGCTAATACACCAAAATCTAGATGTTTCGTAGTCATTGATATGCAAATTTGCGCAGTTAATTCATCTAATTCTACTGTGGTCACATTATTGTAAATTTGAGAACATACTTTTTGGGCAATAATAATGGGATTTACAATGGATGATAAATTAGTACATTGTTTTTTAATTCTTCGTGTGACTTTATCAAAAGAAACTTCTTCACGATTACCGTTTCTCTTTACTACACAAAATGTTTGATCCATATTTTTAGTTATACTATGCACATAGTAAATATTTATTTAAATTAATTTTTTTTAATAATTTACAAATGAAAATACAAATGCTGCATATTTATTGATTCTTTTTTTTAATAAAAAAATTTTTTTATTATATTTTCCTAAAACTATTTAAAATAGAATTACTAATACTATTTATAGATATTAATTAAAATGGCTAATAATAGTATTGAAGAAGAAAATTCTACAATTGAACAAATAAATACTACTCATATATGTAATAATGCTGATTATGAATTTAATAAACTTCCTATACAACAACTAACTGATTTAATTCAACTAGGAGGAGATATTTCTAATATAATTTCTAGTTCTAAGACATTTATTAAAAACAAAGCTGATTTTGAAAAAGTAGATATGATGGTACGTAATGTAGAAAAAGAATTTATTAATTTACAAACTACTATTCGAAAATCATATATTAACACATTAATTGAAGATAAAAAGAATTTTATTGAAAATAAGAAAAAGAAAAAGATGATGAAAAATACATCTAATTCTCATGTAAATAAATTGAAATTAGCTAAGCCTTACACATTACTTTTTATGGATATTCATGATAATAATATGACATGTACTGCTGATATATTACGTAGTTTTTCTAAATTCATTAAAGAAGAAAAGGATAAAAAAAATAAGGATATTTTTGTGTATAAGGAAAATAATGAAATTGATAATACATCTTTTAAAATTATTGGAAAAATGAAAGTATTATTTGAAGAAATTAAGAAAGAAGCTCATACTCGTGGAGATATGATTACTATTCCTGGAGAACTAACTTTTAAAAATATTTTTACGTATGTAAAGTATATGTTTGAAAAATAAATAGCTAAACACATATGTTTATAAATAGGTAAATATTTTTTATTATTCATAATTAATTAATTAGTAATGTAAATTACTAATTAATTATTACTAATTAATTATTACTAATTAATTATTACTAATTAATTATTACTAATTAATTATTATTAATTAAATAATACTATATATTTTTATAATTATTATTATTCTTATTTACAAATTGATGGTGGTTCAGGTAAAGGATTTTGTTCATTTAATGCTTCAATATAATCTTTAATTAACTTTTTTGTATCTTGTAAGTATTTTGTAGATATATTTTCATCTGTTACTGAATTATTAATTAAAAATATTTCATTATCTATATAATTATAATATAATCGCAAACAATCCAGTAATACTAATTCATTTTCATAATCAACATTAAGAATTGTTTTTTTTTGTAGAATTTGAGAAATTTGAGAAATAATATCATCATATACTTCTACTGCTAAATCAATAATTATAAAAATATTATTATTTTTTAAATAATTTACAAATAATACAACTTGATCATTTGTAGCATCTGAACCAAGTAATATATTCGATGTTAAATTTTGAAAAACAGTTTCTAAATTTGTTCTCATATTTGCTATATAAAATAAATCTGAATATTCCATACCATATAAAGTTCGGTCTGCATTTAATGTATTTAATGGAATAAGATTATTTTCATTATTTGCTAGACAATAAAAAATAAATAAATACGGAATAAAATATTGGCAAATATTTGTACCATTCTTATTTTTTTCAAGCACTTCATTTAATAATTTATTAAATTTTAATATTTGAATTAAAATAGAATTTTCACTATATAATTCATTAAAAATTTCTTGGGGATCTGTATAATTACCATAATTTATTGTGTTTAGCTTAGATTCAAAATATAGATTTACTCTTTCGGTGACAGAAGTAAAACGTTTAAATATATTATCAACTTGATTAAAATTAGTAGTAAAATTATAATAAAAAAATCCTTTGATTAAAGTGGGATTAATTATTTTTTGATAAAAAAAATTGATGCCCAATGAATAAATATTCGTATCATCTACATAATTACTTTTGCCCTGAAGTAAATTTGAATAAATAGGACAAGTTCTTATAAGTGAATTTGTTTTACTAAAAGGATCACTATCATCATAATAGTTTGTCATACATCTTGTAAATAGGTCGGGTATTAACATATTAATCATTGTAGGAAAGGAATAATTACCCAAAAAATTTAATCCGTTAACAGTTGAAGTAATTTGAAAATCTCCAGCTGTAAAAAAACAGGAATCTTCTGTTTCATCTAAGCAATCAAATACTTTTTCTATGTCTTGTTCTAATTCGGGATTATCGACTAAATTTTTGATATAATCTTCAATATTTTCACTTGACATATTTATTTTTATTTTATAGTATTATTAAATGTTATATTTAATTATTTAAATAGAAAAATTATTAAGAAATAAAATATGCTATAAAATATGAATAACATATGTAATAAATTATGAATAACATATGTAATAAACAAAAAAATAATCTCTATTATGTATTTTAAACAATTAAATAATTATAAATAGAAGCGTTTGGATTTTTACCCGATTTTAAATATGAATAATATTGATTAATATATCTTTGTATATAAATTTGCACATTTCGTTCAGTTTTAAAATATTCCAAATATAAATTTCCTTTACAGCATAAATTCACACCTAAATTATTCTGTAAATTATAATTAAATCGTTTTAAGTCTAAAATCATACCTAATGCGATCATGGATAAATAACGTAAATATGATTGTTGGTTCAATAAATTTTTTTGATTGGGATACCAAAAACTGATCATATAACGATATAAACTAACTTGTTGATTATAAATAAGAATTGTTTTTTTACTATTTTTATCTGCCGCAAATTTGGTCACCCATGGCATATTATAAAAGCATCCGCATTTTCTTTCACTCGCAAGTTGATTTGCTTGTTTTAATTTTCCATTAAACCCCACAAAATTTAACATTAAAAAAGGATTATTTAAAAAATATTTTTGGATTGATTTTGTTTCTCTATTTATAGTTAAATCATATATTTCATTAGGAATTAATTTTGTATCTAAAATCTTTCCGGGATTATCTGATGTACTTGTATTTACTATATACTTGTTCATTCTATAATAGTAATACACAAAAATTTTTCATTCATGATTTAAATAAGATTTAATTCTTATTTAATTCCTATTTCATTCTTATATCATTCCTATACCATTCCTATATTATTCTTATATATATTTTTTTATTTTGAAACATCGATTAACCAAAGAGCAAATGCTATAAAAACGACTAATAAACCAACATAAATTAAACGCTCTTTTTTTGTAAAAATTAGGAAAAAACCATTAAGTGTTTTATCTTTTTGATTAATAAAAACCACAATATCATTCAATAAATTCGATAATACAACACTCGAATTTTTAAATAAATCATAAAGGGAAAGATTAAATATTTTTTTATCTTCTATTATTTTGTAATTTTCTTTTTGGATATTATACTGTTTCGTATATAATTCATTATATTGTTCGGCTAATTTTAATTTTTGATAATCGGAATAATCGAAATTAAATTGTTGCTTGGTAGTATATTTAGGATTCCCATTATGTGTCACTTTTTTAAATTTTTCATAAAAATTAGTTGGCATATATATTTTATAAATATAAATTTATATTTATTTATATAAATTTATATAAAACATGTGTATTATAAATTTAGAATTATATTTTTTTATGATGGTAAATTTAATTTGAATTGATCTCTATCAAATCCTATACTTTGATAATAACAGTTTTCAGATATTTTTTCTGGATAGGGTGTCATTTCAAAAGTACGATTATTACATGGTGCATTAAAATTTGTAGGCTTGGGAATATAATTATTTGTACATTGTAAATAACTTCCATTCACAATGGGACATTCATAATAATTAGATTTATAACATTGTTCAGTGTTTAAAGTAGGAACTTGACATTTATTTAAATGTTTTAGCTCTTCAGAAAAGGAGTTATTCTGAAAAGTATCTCTTATTTGCTTGGATAAAGTTTGATTCATATTTTGTACTTCATTATTACTATAAATTATACATAATATGATAATAATAATGATTAGAAATATAAAAAATGTACATAGAAACATATTTTTTTACTATTATAGGATTAGATAATTAATTCTATTTTCTAAAACTATTTTTATTATTTATTATTTATGTGCATTATTTATGTGCATTATTTATGTGTATTATTTATATGCATTATTTATGTGCTTTACTTATTATTTATCTTCATGAATTATTATGTTTTATGGTTGGAATAGAGTCTAATAAATGTAAATCATCCATTGTTTCTATACCTTTATATTTTTTTTTTTCAATCATATATTTCACTAAAAAAGGATAATCATAATATTTTTCTTTATCGTAAAATTGATTCCATTGAAATTCATTTTTTTGATTACTTTTTTCAAAAAAAGAAATAATTGTTTCTATATTTTTTTCTTCAGAATCAATATTTTCTTTATACCACTTGACATGATAATGATGCTGAAATGCATAATTTTCTATGGAACAATGAAAATTTCCATCATGCCAAGGCGTAAATACTTCGCGAAGAAATTTACGACGATAATTTTTAATTTTACAATCAAATTTGAGTGGTTTTTTTAAATCGACTACCTTATGATAATCTTGCTGTGGATCATACCAAGGCATATCTCCTATACTTGGAAAATAAATATCCGGAACATTTTTGAAAAATAAAGGGTGATTCACCATAACTATATTATCTATTTGATCCGTAGTATAACGAAAATCATTTTCAATTAGCACAATAGGTGCGGTCACAAAAGTTATATTTTTTTCGATCATACAATTTATTTGAGATTCCACATTTTCATAATAAATTTCATCAGCATCTTGTATTATATAATAATCTGCATATTCTTTGGTCAGTTTTATAGCTTTTTCACGACGATATCTGATCTTTTCTTCCGTTTCAATTACCTGTATTTTTAAATTCCAAAGTTTGCGACAATATTCAATTACCTCCCTTGTTTTATCTGTGCACTTTTGAATTAAAATAATGTATTCATAGACAAAAGATTTCGTACTTGCTAAGGATAGACCGATTATATTTTGTTCATCCCACACCGGCATAATAGATATAATTTTAAAAGGTTGACTATTATTTTGGTTATTAAAACTAATCATACTATAGTAAAAATAGTTAAATTCTAAAAAAGATAAACCAATAATGATCCTATTTTTTATTTTAATCATGTTTATTTGATTTTTTATTCTTAATTTTTAAATCTCCATCTAATATTTGTTGTAATAATTTCCGGAATTTGCTTTTTACATATTTTCTATAAAAAACATAAAAAGAATCTAAATAAACATTTAGTATTCTATTTCGATTTTGAATTAAATATAAATCATCTTTTAGAATTTTTAATAATATACCTTTGCTTAATGTGTTGTCATGCATGGATATATATATGATTTCGGAATTAAGGGGCGTATCCATTACATTATTTTTTTGAATATAAGTACAATTTTTAATTTCATCATAGTGAAATTCTAATCGTTTATCGATACTTAATAAAGTATGTATATTTTGATTTTCATAGTATTCTTGCATATTATCGACAATGTTATTAATGATATCTGCCATGCAATCAATGACTTCGAAATCTATTTGATTTTTTTTCTCTTTAAATTCAATTTTCTTTTCAAATTGAAACATACTTACTCACTCTTGTATAGGATGAATAAAATAAGATTAAATCAATTCTAAATAAAATATAATAGTATTTTTTTATACTCATGTAATGCATAGAATGAATAGAATGAATAGAATTATAATAAAAATTTAAGTAAAAGTAATAAAATAGAGTAAAAAATAAAATAGGATAAATACATTATTTATTTAGAAGCTTTCTTCTTTTTAATAACATACATGTTATTCTTTTTTTGAGTTAATACTCCCAGATATTTTTTCTGTAAATTAAATACGTTATTGGTCAAAGAACATAAATAAATCTCTTTATTTTTTTCATCTGACTCCACTGGATTATCAATTTTACGTAAAATTGTCCAATTGCGATGATCATAATCAATTGTAGCATAAGAAACATCTACGACCTCTAGTTTTCCTAATTCGCTAAATTCACCATCTTCTGGTTCATATACTACATAGTCTTCACTATTCAGGTAAAGTAATTTTCCCTTTTTCGTTTGAATTTCAATTGCATCAATTTCATTTTCTTCTTCTTCGTGATCGTCACTATCATCAGAATCACTTAAAATGTCAGATTTTTGATTGGTAATTGAATTAGGTTTATCAGATTCCAACAATTCATCTTCCTCTTCAATGTGTTCAGATGTAATTGAAATATGTTCGTGATGTGTTGTATCAACGATTTCATCTTCCATATCATCATTATGGATTAATTTAAAAAGATCTTCTTTTTGATTACACTTATCGTATTCTATTTGTTTTTGCTGAATCGTCTGTAGAAGTTGCTTATTTGTAGAATTATCTAATGTTAGCTCTTTTACATTTTTATCCGTTTTTGTTTCAAATAGATTATTTTCTTGAATAATTTGATTACATGTAATTAATAAGTTATTTTTAATCGAGCTCGGTAATTTATCAAAATTTTGAAGTACAATATACAAAGGATTGTCATTCAAATTCATTTCAATCGATGTCTCATTTGATGCATTCTTATTTTTTCTGTTTTTTCTATCAATTTGATGTTGGAAAAAATCTTCATTACCTTTTAATTTTAATAATTCATGTTTATCTGATACTCGAATTTCTTCCATTAACATGAATGGATTCTTACCTTGTTTCTGTTGATCTTTATGACTACGACATAACGTATCGGTAGATACACCATTGGAACAAGATGTATAATATTTGTATTCAATTTTACCGTCAGGTTTTTTTGTTTGAAACCAGTAAACTTCATGGCCCTTTTCAATTTCTTCAAACGCACTACCTTTTGTTAAAGATTTTGCACCTTGACAACCTTGTTTTTTCTTTAATGGATGACCATCTTTATTACTGATATTTCGCTGAAAACATTCCATTGCTTCAGAATCTTCTTTCAAAGCTGTTGACATTTTTATGAAAAGTCTTTACTAAATTTTAAATAGGATGATTTAAAGGATACGTAGGTTGTTAATAAAAAATAAATCATTTTTTTTATTAACAAATTATATTATAATTATTTTTATAAAAGTAAATAAATAGTAAAAATAAAGGTAGTAAAGTAAGTAAATAAAAGTGACGTTGTGTAAAGTAACGTAAAATAAGTAAATAAAGTTATCTAAAATAAGTAAATAAAGTTATCTAAAATAATTGAATAAAGAAATGAAAAATAAATTCATGATACTTAAATTAATAAAAAAATTTCAAAGTTTTTTATTATAGTATTTGTATATTTTTTTGATTTCTTTACTTAATTCTTTCTGATAAGCAGATATATTATTACCATGTTTTTCTTCATCATATTTAAATTTAGGTAATTCTTCAAGACGCGAAATATATATTTCAATCGCGCGATGTAATCCTAATGTTTCTTTACTATCTATTTTATATGGAAGCTTACTAATTTGAGATATTGCTTCTTTAAAACCATTTTTTTTTGAAATTTTAAGTATATTGTTTGACAATTTGTTCAAATTTTTGTAATTGACTGGTGGCATAATAAAAGCACTTTTAAGCTTTTTTAACAATAAATTAAAAATTTCATTTTTTTTTTGAATATTTTCCAAGAAAATTAACTAAAATTTATGATACGTTAATGTTAATGAAAAAATAGTAAAAATGAGCACCAATAAAAAATTAGAATTATTCAAAATGTTCAAATATGTACAATGAAAATTAGTTATTTAATGTTTAAACCTTCTAATAATGAAGAGAATGAATTTTTCTTATTATTTCGATTATGATTCATTATATTATTTACATTTGATGATTTTTTTTGATTGGACGATTTTTCATTTAATTTGTTCTGTTCATTTTTTTGATTTTTATCTGAAATCGTAAAAATTTGATTCATAATACGTTTTCCACTACATCTTGATAAAAATAACTTTTTTAATTCAGAAAGATCGATATATTTTTGAGAATCATTTAATATAAAATCTTTTCGATAATCATATTGATAAACTGGATGATTATTTTGTTTCATTATTTTTAATGGCTTATAATTAAAGGTTGTTGGATAAATTTTATGAAATTGATTATATGTCACTTTTTTATTTTGCAGAGACACTTCTATTCCATAACAACAACTATATTCAATTATATCTTTTCTTTTGTCATATTTATATGAACTTCCTTTTACTTTTTTTAATAAATCCACTATAAATTTATCATCCGCAATAATAATGATATTTTTAGTATAACTTTCTAGTAAATGTATCAAGTTTTGTTCAAATTTAGAAAAATTATATTGATTTACATCAGATAAAGATATATTTCCGGAAACATAAGACCAATCAATCAAAGGTACATTCTTCTTCACTTCCAATAAGTCACTGTTACTTCGTATTTGATTATTCCAGTATTTGTCACTATTATTATAGGAACCAAAATCCTTTTCAAAATCAGTTACATCACGTAATTTTTTGAATTTATTACGAGTTATGTATAATGTTGGATAAATATACCCATTAAAATTACTTGTATTTTTTAGATTACATAGTAGAGCAAGTCCGGATTCAATCGAATTTTTGTTGAATGCTGTTAATACGATATTATCTCGATTAATCAGCATCTCCATTTTTTCATTTTTTTTGGCATTCAGCATTTCTTTCATCCCATTGTCTGTTAAAGAATAAGAAGGTTTTGTTTTTTTTAATTCTAAAAAATCATGGGATGTTTTGGATAATAATTGCCTATTTTTATATAAAATATGTTCTAAGCTTTTTTTGACATCTTCGCAGCATAATCCACTTTTTATTACATAAATATTTCGATGAATCGAAGTCATATATATACTATGAAGTAAGATTTTTATTTAGTAAACGGGATACATATAATTATTATGATAAAAATAATTACTATATCCTGGCTGATGATAATTATCAATTATATAAGGTGTCCATGTCACTAAAAAATTTTCCTGATTTTTTCTTGGATACATATAAATAAAATAATAGAGACACAATAGAACAAGGATGAAAAAGTATAGAAACGTATAAGATTGTTTCATATATAATTAAATGATAAAATAATTATTTATTCTAAAGGGTAAATAAGAAGATAAAAAAATGAAAATAATTTAAAAATATAAATATATATACAATATATAGAAACACTTCACTATGCAGAGATACTATGTTGGACAGCGACTCTATAAAAATGATGGTTACGTGCGACCAAAGCGAACAAAAACGGAAATGGTACAAAATCAGAAAAATATAAGTGAACTCTTAAAAAATTTTGAAGAAGTCAAAAATGAAAAACTTCCTTATGTAAATTTAAATACACAAATGCGATACATAAGTTATGATTTAGAAAATGACTGTGAACTATTTCGATATGGCGGATTGCTTTTAAAGGTGGAAGAACAATACGTCGTTTTAGCGGGAAAAGAAGGAAAACGTTTTTCCGTACAACGATACACGTATGATGGTAATAATAAGATTGTTCATAAAACACGATTCTTTAAGAAAGTGAAAGAAGAAGATTTATATAAAGAGCAATTGGATATGACAATTAATCGTTCTGAAGAAATTATCAATAAACAAAATCGTATTATTGAAAAATTAAAAAAAGAAAATGAAACACTGCGTAAAAAGAAATAATCATCTTATAGGAATTATAATTTAATCATGTTTTTCTTATTATATTGTAAGAAAAACGAAATAAATAATGAAAATAATTATGGAATCTTCCAGAGATCATTTTTCACACCAAAGAAAAAGAAAACGTCTTTTTCGAAAAAATAATTTTTTAATTATTGTTAAGAATTTAGTTAAGTTTCATAGCAATTTACTGGTTCATTTCCAGTGATTGTTCCGTAAGGATTGATTTCACTACCTTCAGATTCACATATTTTGCCATTATAATTGTCGATTGTGCCAAGGTAGTTGTTAGTGATTATGTCATAGTTGTTTATTGTGCTATTGTTGTTTATGATTTCTCTACATAAAATAAGCACATTTAATTAGATCTTTAGATTTCTTTTACCGGAAATAATTTCATCTTCAATTTCCACTAGTCGATCCTTTAGTTCGTCAGATATCTTTTTGTCGAAGTCATAGAACGGGCTTAGGCCAGTTCCGCCATTCGCAAGCGTTCCAACATATGTCTTATTGTCGAATCTTCCTTCAACTGAAAGCTTAATGATGTCGTATACGGCGTTGGTCATGCGCTTCTCAACTGAAGTAAGTACGTATTCTTTATAGTCCGGACTGGTTAATGCAATGTTCTTGTCAACACCTATCATGACTACGTCGGAATTGGATTCCTTGATCGCTTCACTTACATCACCATACTGGTCTCCAGCTACCGGAAAGATAACGTCAGCATTATTCTCGATTAGATCAGTAGCAATTGACTTTGAGGAGTTTGTTTCGAATCCACCGATAAACTGACCGGTTTTTTTAATTGGGTTCCAGCCAAGAACGGTCACCTCCTTGTCAAAGTCAGCAGCGTAAGCCTTTGCACCGTAGTAGAAACTAGTCATGTAATCGGTGACTGATGGGATCTGAAGTCCACCATAAGTTCCAACAACCTTTGATGTCGAGTATGCAGCTGCTAAATATCCTGCAAGGTAAGAAGACTCAGCCATGTTGTATACAACTGGCTTTAAATTATCGTTGCCCTCTGACCAACCATCGAGTATTACGAAGTTAAAGTCTGGGTTAGCAGCTGCGAATAAGTTTACATCGGCCACCAAGTTGAAGCCCACTGCGAAAATGATGTTGCTACTCGCATCAATCAATGCTTGCAAGTTAGGAGCGAAGTCCTCGGCAGAGGTTGATTCAGCGATGTTAATCTGTACTCTAAATTCTTCTTGAGCCTTCACTAGGCCGTTGTATGCAGACTTGTTGAATGAATTATCGTTAAACCTATTCTCATCCGAAACTAAACCTACTTGAAACCCATCAGAAATGAATCTGCCATTATTTACAAATTTACCATTTATTTGGATTTGAGCTAACACTAAAATAAACACCCAGGGATTACATATAATACTATTACTAGAATTGATAAGACATCCATTCACTATAATTATTCCCCTATTGTTTATTTTTCCGTTTAAAAAAAAACCGTTTCCATTATTCAATGTTGCGTCTTTTTCTACAGTGACCTCGCCAGTACCTGTAATGTTTAACGTATTTGCACTTAAATTATTCAGTACACCTTGTACTATAATTTTTCCATTTACTGTTAATTTACTAAAAATATTAAGAGTATCACCTTTTTTAATGGTTAATGTTTTCCCTACTGGTATATTCCAATTTACATCTAAATTAACAGTTCCTTTACCATTCGTTTCATAGTTTCCATCAGATGTTGTTGTTAAACCTTGAATAGAAATAAAAGTTTGTGATGATGTTGTACATGTAGTAGCAGTTTGACTATCGATACTTGTAGTTTTTACTGAATTGACCATTTATACTTATATCTTCTATTTTTTTTTTTCAAACTTGGATTAAAAAATATTCATAAATAGATAGTATCTATGTATACAGATTTATGTAGAGAAAATATCCATCGAACACTGCATCATATGAAACAAATGTCTTATTTTAGATTTTTTTACATCTTCACTCGAATTTCCTATGTGTTTCCCTGTATTACCTTCTTGAAAATCATGATTCAATATAGATGACCACTGACCATTAAGAAATTCTTCCCAATTAGGAAAAATGATAGATTGATCGTATTGTCGAATATTTTGAATCGAATGTACAATCCATGTTTCTCGATGCTTCTTATCCATTTTCAAAAAATAAAGTAATTGACTTATAAAATCAAACTTATTTTCAAATATAAAAGCATTTTCATTATTGTACATGTACTGAATATTTTTAGATTGTTTAATAAATATAGGAATTCCTGTTAATCCCGCTTCCATGGGTGCTTTTCCAAATGTTTCCGTTTCCGAACACATCATAAAAATGCGATTGTCTAACTTTTGATAAATATTTTGAATTTTAGAATAATCTACTTCTCCATAATAATGAACATGTAAGAAATTATTTTTATTTCCCGTTTTATTATTTTCAGGAGGATATTTTTCTTGTAATTTTTTTAAATAAGGACCATTTCCAATAATATGAATTTCAAAGGGATTCATTGTAAAATTTTCCAATAATTCAAATAGTTCATCAATGTTTTTTTCAATCGATACTCTTCCACAATAAATAAAATGTAAAACGCTCTTCTCGTGATAACTATCTATTTTACATGTCTTAAAATTAGAAGCACATAATTCATTTGCATTAAAGACATGTTCAGAATATTTTTTGAATTTATCTTCCATATATCCTCCTGTGACAATCATTCCCTGAAAATATTTTTTCTCTAAATTGATGCGTAATTCTTTCATCAAATAAGAAATATGATTTTTGTTATTCAAAAAGGTGATGTATTTTTGAAAATACGATTCGTAATCTGTATGCCAAGTTGGAAATAATAATAAGGACGAGCAATGGTTTTCTTTAAATTTTAATAAACGATTGTATAACCAAATAAATTCACCATTGAATAGAATGATATAATTTTGATTTTTGATGATTACATCTAATAATTCATTTGTTACGTTAGGAATTTTAATTTTATCATAAAATGGTACTTTACAACCCTTGACATAATATAATTTAGCCCTTTGAAAATCATGTTGATTATTAAAATTATCTTGTTCATGAGAATGATGAATTTCCGTCATAATGATTGAAATATTATGCTGCTGCGGTGAAGATTCTAAATATTTTATAAATTGAATATATTTATTGGACACGCCATTTTTTATTTCTAATATATTATATAAAATAAAAAGGAGATTCATTACTTTGTAAGCAGATAAATCTTCTGTAATTTATCTTTGCTTACGATAAATAAAAGGATATAAATTCATTCTTTTCTAGTTGTTGAATTTTGAAATAAAAATAAAAATGAACATCCGTTAAATCTTCTAATAGAATATTTTTTTCTTCACTGTATAATTTATGATGGGAAGTTTTCTTTGATTCATGATGACTCGAATGGTTCATTGTTTTATTTTCTTCAAGTACATTATTCTTTGTAGTAATATAATGAAAAGTAGTAGTGATATTTAGTAAATGTCGATTTAAAAAATTACATAAAATGGGAAGATAACATTGCCCCCTGTTATTAGTGATAACTTCACTCTTTTCATCTTCTTTTCTATTATTTTGAAATGGAATTTGAACAGCATGATTATCAAAGCAAAAATGAAATAAATAAGATTGTTCTAATAAATTCTGATGACTCTGTATTTTTGAAATATAATCTTCCATGTCACACAATGATAATTGATCATTATTTATTAATATATATACATCAAATTTAGACTGACATTCAAATATGTAATGATAGGGAATTAATAACGTAGAAATTTCTTCTTTTTTTATATTTATTTTTCGATGAAATAGAATAGACGTGTTTTTTATATTTTTGATTAGAACTTTTCCTTTGGATATTTGAATATCCTGTTTTTTATTTTCTATTTGATTACATTTATGTTCTTTTTTATTATCCAATTTATATTCTTCTTTACTATTACATTTATGTTCTTTTTTATTTAATTCTATAGTCCACGTTTTTTTTGAAAACCAGTCTAATTCATAGTAATCTTCACTACATAGTGCATGTTGGCACTGAAAATTTTCAAAAGATATAGGAATTATATTTCCCATTTTTACTATTTAATTATAATATAAATTGATAATTAAATAAGTGTTTATCCTTATACGCAGTTCTAAGTAAAAAATAGTCTTTACTTTCATACCGTGCTAGATACTACAGTATTTATAAATGTTGTCACCTCATCTGCAGGAATTCTATATTTTACGACTGTTTTATATGGATTATTTCCTAATAATTGTTTTTTTAATACTAAATAATGTTTTCCAAATAAATAAAAAACAAATACATATCTATTTGTATTTCCTCTAGGAATTTGAAAATAGCAATTTGGTTTCATTATTATTAAATAATAAAAAAAATTTTTTTAATTAAATAATAATTAAAAAAATATATTATTCTTTTATATAGATGATAAAATTATTAACTCTAAAATCTTTAAATAAATTAATTAGAAAACATATATTTACTGTATTACTAGGATTATTAACAATTGTTAAAAAAGATAGTAATATGATATTAATATTATCGATTATTGTTTCTTTATTTGGTTCCAACTTATTAAAGAATTTCTGCGGCCCAAATATTTCTGATAATCAATCACAAAATTCTTCTCATGGAACAAATGAAAGTGACAAAAAATGGGCATCTGTTTTAAAAGATAAATTAGGAGACTCTTTTGGAGAAAAGGATGATCCACACAATTCGAATGAAATTGAAGTTGATGATGATGATAATGAAAAAGATAATGAATCTCAAGAAGACTCTATAAAACTTATAAAAAATGTAGATGCTTCTACAGATTCCAATTCTAATATTCTTAAGAAAAATATTGCATCAAATATTAAAAAGAAAGATTCCAAAGTAATTAATAAACAAGTAGATAAATTTAATAATCATACTTGGTACAAAAATCCAAAAGATAAAATATTAAAAAATTACTATGATGAGGAACCAACACAAGATTTTGAACTTAAAGTGACAGATGAAAATAAACATTTACTTGTTCGTAATTTACGTACTTATCCAAACATAGACTTTTATTTTAAATTACACATTACCGATTATAATAGTAAAAAATTAAATCAATTGATTATGTTAAGAGATATTCAAAATTGGATGTGTAATAGTACAATAACAAATGAAGAATTTGATAATGTTGCTATTCCAGTATATCTCATCTTTAAAGACCATAAAAGCAATAGTGAGATTATGATTTTTGAAATTTATAAGATGTTTTTCTACGAAAAAGAAGAAGGACGAAAACAATGTTTCGTATCAAAAGGAGAACATTATGTGGCTGTTGAAGAAATATTAAATATATTATTCCGTTTTAATTATGTACAAAATATATGTAATGATAAAGATTATGATACATATGACTTAAGTAATAGTGACGAATTATGTGATTTCTTAGATAAATTATTATCGGGTTGCACGGTGCAGAATAGTAATAAAGATGATAAGGTTTATTTGGATATGAATCAAAGAGTAGATAATATGGAAACTTTTGAATACTTTTATGAAGTACTAAATGGAGAACAAATGATTAAAGGGATTGATACAATAGATGAACCCATTAATAAACCAAATACAATAATGAAAGAAGAAAGAAAAGATAATGAAAGAATGAAAGAAGCAATAGACGAAACAGAATTAATACAAGAAATGAAAGAAGAAAGAAACAATAATAAAAATATAACCATGACAAAAGAGAAAAAATATTCACAAGATATAAACATTGATGCTGATAAAAAGGGTGTTGATGAATTTAAAGAAGATTTAGATTCTTTATTATTAGAATCGGCAAAAGCAAAATCTACACCAAAGTGGATTCAGATGTTGACAACTATTTAAGTAAATTTTATTCTGTGGATATTTTGAGTAATGCTATGTTATGTAATAAGGTTTAAAAATAGAATTAATATCTTTTTTGTTTATATGAATTTAAATATATATTTAAAAACATATCATCATACCTACTCAAAAAAAATTTATGCCTCAAGGAAAAAAAAACAAAAAAACTACACTCTTAACACATTTACCCAAAAAAAATATATAAAATATAAACCTACATTTTGCTTTTTAAAAACCCACAATGTAATTTCCTATAAAAAAATACCTCTTCTTTCAAAAAAAAAAAATAAAAAAAATATAAATACCGTTAAATTCTGTGTATTTGCAGGACGAAAAATTAATATAAAAATTCTTCATCATTATATTGAGCTATTATTGAAACAAAATATTATTCATGAATATCATATTTTTGATATGAGTCACAAAATAAGTGACTGTTTATTTTTAGAAGAAGAATTTAGTCGTTTATCTTCCCTATTTAGTAAAAAAAATAAAAAAAAAAATAAGCAGCAAAGAATTTTTATACATAATCATGATCAAAATTATAAAAAATTACAATTGATTGAAAAAAACAAAGAGCATAAAAATAATCATCATTTCACCACTATTCCTGAAAAACCTGATTGGAGTCCATTTTACAAAGTAATTTCAAAAAAACAATTTTATAAACAATCGGTTATTATTAAATGCGATGATGATATTTTATTTATTGATATTGCTAATTTACAGAAAGCAATTTTAGATAGAATTCAGGATACTTATTCCTTTTTAATTCATTCGAATTGTATTAATAATAATATTTGCGCCTATTATCAAAAAGACTTATTTCCTCATTTATCTTCCTATTTATCTACATATCCTATAGGTGGATTATTAGGACCTTTATTTGAAAACCCAAAAATTGCGTATAGTATGCATGATTATTTCACCAATAGTTATTTTCAAAGTAAAAAGAAACAAGAATGGTTAAATTATTATAAAATTCCAGATACTTATGTAAAATCACGATTATCGATTAATTTTATATTATTACGTGGTGAAGATTGTAAATATTTTAAACATATTGTTCATGATGATGAATATTTAGTCAGTTCTTTTTTTCCTGAAAAATTTCTACGGCCCAATAAAATAAAGGGCGATTTTATTACTTCTCATTATAGCTACGGTTTACAAACTGATATTATGAATCAAAGCACATATTTATATGAAAAATATATATCCTTAACCAAAGACTACTGTTCCTTTATCAATAATCTAATCTTTCCTAAATTACCGCAAATAATATCTGAAAAGCAACAATTTTTAAAAAAATACAAATCTTATTTATTATATGATCAAAATAGTGACCGTACATTTCTAAAAGCTCCGCATTATAATCATACTTTTCTTGAAAATGGAAATCGAAAATTTTTTTATATTAAACATTGTCAAACTAATCAATATTTAACGATAGATTACGAAGAAAATGTTTTATACTTAAGTAATAATCAAAAAACACTCTTTCAAATAGAATTTATATCTTCCCAAATTATTCGTATTTATTTGGGAATTTATAGTTTAACAAATTTTAACATAGGAGATATTAAAAATAAACAATATTTATTATCCTTACTTCCCAAGCAAAATGAAAAAAATATATTTATAGAAAAAAGTCCTTCCGATACAACAATATCTAATCCATATCATCATATTTATTTACAATTTTTAAATAATCAGTCCTATCTTGGAATCAAACAATATAATTCATTAACAAAAACAGTATTACATATAGAAAAAACAAAAAATAAAGACTCTTTATGGAATTTAGAAGAATATGAACCAATATCATTGTGTCCTTATAATTATTTCGAGCGAATATGTAAAAATCAGAAATTTTATTATAAAGATTTAGAAAATCATCAAATACATACTAATTTCTATATGGGATGGGGTTATGAACAAATACTATATACATAATGTTATTTTCTACTATTTTACAATTTAATTTAAAAAGAATATAAAAAATAAAATATCATTTATTAGTAAGATGAATTATAATCCCAATGATATTTTTAATGAACCATTATCATCAGGTAGTCAATCAAATGAAAAAAAACATACTGACCTAAGTGAATTACGTAAAATGGATGAAGGGAAAAAGCAATCATCGACTGAACAATTTACGAATTATAATAATTTATCAAATATGAATAGTACACCTAAGAAAAAAAAACAACATCAAATACCTAAAAATCAGGAACAAGAAGAAGAACTACATGATGTAGTAGAAATTGAAAAAGATGTAGCATCCTATAATAAAAATACTTCTTCATCATCCTCTTCCTTAACATTGGTTAATTCCAGTTTTTATCTTACCTATATTTTTTTAATGACAACCGCTACAATTACTTTTATTGAGGCTATTCGAACTAAAATACCTGAAATACGTAATATATTAAATTTAGAAACTTGTATTTCAGTTGTTGCTGCCTTTTTCTATTCAAAATTTATAAAAATGATGGAAGAACATAAGAAAAAACTACGTTCATCATCGAATAAAGAAAATTATCAAGAAAAAATGTTTCAGGAAATTAACCAGACACGTTATTTAGATTGGTCTATCACAACACCAATTATGTTATTGGTTTTAGTATTAGCATTATTATATAATAATAAGATGGGAGGAATGAATTTCTTTTATTTCATCATTATTTTATTACTTAATTATGGTATGTTAGCTTCTGGATATATGGGAGAAAATGAAATGTTAGATAAAACCATATCTGGAATCATTGGATTTATATTTTTTATTGCTCTTTATGGATTCATTTACTATGTTTATGTAATGCCTGATTATAATTATGATAATAATTTGATCTATGGATCATTTGTTGTTTTATGGGCTATTTATGGCATATTATATTATTTTGATGAAAAAATAAAAAATATCGGGTATAATGTATTGGATTTATTTGCTAAATGCTTTGTTGGTATTTTCTTCTGGGCATATTACGCAAAAGTATTTGTATTATAATAAAAAAATGAAAAATTTATATACTAGTGTCCTGTTCACACTAAACTAATTACTAACTACGAAAAAACGTATATCTAATTAAGGTTTTCTTAATTATATAATTTATTTTATCTAACATGCCAATAATTCTTAACAACTGCATCAATGATACCAGAAAGACCTATCATGGGCGTGAAGATAGTCCTCTTGGACTTGGATATGCTCCTGAACCAGAATTTCCTGGAACCATTATGAATGGGAAAGACGGTAAATTATATACCGTTAAAGAGGGAACAAAGTATAAAAAATGGGTACCTTTAATCATTGACTTAGAAGATTTGCCTCATGATTGTTATCATGAAGCAAAAATTCCTAAAACAAGAAAGATTTCTTTTGAAGAAGAAACCGGATTGGAAGAAAAATTAGGAGGTTCTAAACCATTTTCTGTAGAGGGAGAAGAGTGGCCAATAGATGAAAGAGGAAACCCTTACATATTTGTTGCTCAGTTTAAACATCCTGATGATCAGAATAAATTAATCGTTTTCTTTATTGATCAAGAATTTGAAGATTCCGATATCATAGAATATAACTTAGATGAAGAAACATTAAAAAAACAAATCATCCTTACATGTCCTAAAAATGAAGAATCAAAACATGATAATATAATTTATGACCCATACATTATTGATTCTTATGATGTTAGTAAAGAATTAAAACCCTTGTCTTTTCTATATAAACGATTACGTCTTCCAGAAAATGATCACTTTCGCAATGATTATTATGAAAGTGATTATTTTGCGAATGAATGTATTAAAATTGGAGGAACTGCGTTCCATTGTCAACAAGAACCAACCTTTAATAAATTCCTTCAACTAAATGACACTGGCAAACTACCAGTAAATTTGGGAGATTGTGGCGTTGGTCAAGTTAAACAAAACAAATATGGCTCCTATTATTTTAGCTGGGATTGTTATTAACTTTCATGTATCATGACTTAACTTCATGTATCATGACTTAACTTCATGTATCATGACTTAACTTCATGTATCATGACTTAACTTCATGTATCATGACTTAACTTCATGTATCATGACTTAACTTCATGTATCATCTATTTAATATTTTTTATTTTATAAATTATCTATTCTATTTTTATTAATAATATTCATTTTTCGTTAAATTAATAATGCCTTTATCACGAATATAAATAGTATGTTCGAACTGTGATGATAAATTCTCTTTTTGATCATAAATAGTTGGAAATGACAATACATATTCCTTTTTAACTAATGATTCCAAGACTTTTTTATAAGTTCGCATTATAGTAAAATTCTGAGCAAAATCTTTTTTTATCCAACGTAAACAAAAACATAACGTCTTATATCTTTCTTCAAGTGCAACATATAAATATAATTCATCATCGGTTAATTTACTACAAAGATTTAAAGTAGTATTAACATTTGCGCTAATTTTTTTACGATTAATCATATATAATTCTGTTGGTTCATCGTAATTTATCTGTCCAGTTCCTGTTGTCACAAAAGGTTCTATTGCAAAAAATTCACCTTCATTCATACGTACCGGATAATGAATAGCAATATTCGGTACCGCTTTTGAATTATGTATAATGTATTTATCTATATTATGACCAGATAATTCTCCAATCGTTTTTAAATTATGTACTTTACCATCTAATGTAAATTCTTTCGACTGAATGTATTCTTCTATATCTTTTCCAATATCCCCTAGAACAACATCGGGACCACATAAACTAACCGCATAATTTGTGGTATCTTTCGATATTTTAATAAATTCATCATATTTTTCATCAAAATGTGCTGTAAATGCGGAATCAATTATTGTTCCTTGTTCATGTACCCCAAAATCCACTTTGACAATGTCATTTTTCTTCAATATATAATTATCACCGTCGTTATTAGGTGTATAATGAGCAACAATTTCATTTACGGATAAAGAACAAGGAAAAGCTAAGCCTCTATCTAATGGCCTTACTTCTTCAAAATTCGTTTTTTTTAAAATTAGGTTTTCAATTGTATTTGCTATTTCTAGTAAAGATTTTCCCGGTTGAATAATTTTATTTTTATGTAATTCATTGGTAATTTCTTTATGAATTTTTGCTGCTTTAATTGCGTGCAATAAACTTTTATTTTCATTCATATTGATCAATAATAAATAATTATAAGGAATACTTTATAATTATTTTTTATAATATATTTATTACTTATTTTATGTTTATATTATATGTCTATATTATACATGCATACAATACAAATAGTTATTATTCTAATTATTATAATTTTTATTATTCTTATGATAAATATTCATTATAATTCAAAAAAAAATAATATTAGCAAAAATGGTTATATAGGAATCAATTCAAAATGTAAATATTGTGCATTATATAAAGGTGTTCATTATCATCATCTTTCAAAAAAATTATTTCCTAAATATTGGAATATGGCTTCTACCGGAAAACGTTGTTCCTATTGTATGAGTCATCCTGGTGAATTTCATTTTCATTATTTATCTTAATAAGTCATCATATTTTTTGTTATACTTTTATTATTCTTATTATTGATTCCTTTGGGATAACAAGATTGATCCATTAGTACATAGCGTATTAAATAATAATAAATATAAATATCACTAAAAATAATTGCTAATAAGACAGCAAAAAATCTAAAAAAGCCATTGGAATGTTTATTACATTTATAAGCAACCATTCCTGTAATAATAACACAAAATATTGAAATAATTACTAAAAATATAACAAATAATATATCTGTCCAATGAAATTTCTCGAATGCTTCTTGATTTAAAAATGTTTCTTTTTTAGATGAATTATCATTTTGTTTATTCAAAATTTTATGAATCATATATCCATAAGTTAGCATATTTATACTATGTTATTAGATTTATTTATTTATTCATTCTTTTATTTATTCTTTTAATTGTTTATTTATTTCAGGTTCTAGTAAATAATACAAAATATAACTAGATGCTATTGCTCCACCAATACAAATGATTTCAAACATTATTTTTACCTTTGTAATAACAAATATTTTTTTTTAATTTTTTATAATAATTTTATTAATAATAAACTTAAGATGAACAACAAGTATACGTTTTTCCTGCCATTGGATTTCCTTGGCATCCTGTTGATTCGTAGGTACAAACACCATCTGTAAAATAATAATTATTTGTTCCTAGTTGGTTGGCACAATAATCACACATCCAAGCACAACCCGTTCCACTTGAAACTTGAAAACTAACACAACTAGATTGGGGCATAATTCGAGGTACAGCAGATACAGTATTACATTGTTGACCGCTGATTATTTGAAATGAAGTTGCACATAGTCCAATGAGAATCTGAGTAATTTTCATTATGCTATTTTTATAAATAGAAATCAGAAAAAAGTAATTTATTTTTAACGCATTTTTTTATTAAATTTAATTTACACTAAATTTAATTTACACTAAATTTAATTTACACTAAATTTAATTTACACTAAATTTAATTTATATTAAATTTAATTCAAACTAAATTATAATTAAAAATATTTATTTATGTTATAAGTAAAATGTATTTAGACATATATATATTTTTATTTTTTATTATAATATTACTCATATCTTTTTATTCTTATAGAAAAAAAAAAAATATTGAACATTTTAATGGATTTTCTGAATATCCAAAAAAATTTATTATACAAAATTGCCAAATGAATCTGGCACCTTATGTGGAAGATGGAAATGAACAAACGTGTGAAAATAGTGCTTTTACGGAAAATGGACAATTATTAAAAAATCTTTGTGATAAAAATCAAGATTTTCAAGTTCTTGAATTAGAAGTACCACTTGGAACTCCCGGATATGGTCAAAATAGAAAGAAAAATAAATACTTTGGTTGTGGTGAAAATCAATCCAATGTACTTGGCTTAAATTGGACCCAACCTAGCTTTCAATCGGATATTAAACATAAATCATTTACAGCACCACCACTACTTTATGATTTATATTTTAATAATGATCCTTATATTGGTTCATGGGGATTTAAAGAAAGTATTGGTCAAATTAATTTAGATGGAAGTAATTTTTACCGTATTGGGGAAACTGGTTATTTAGGAAAATGGAATGAACTAAATATGAATCAAATGAATTATAGTATATCCTTTTGGATGTACTCATCCGGATATAGTGATTTAAATATTATTCAATTAACCCAAGGAAAATGTGAAATAAAAGTAAATGGTTATTGTGGAAAAGAACCAAGTAAAAGTAATAGCGGATGGTTCGGACAAGGAGGTGGATCAAGAGATGCATGTGAAAGACGTAGAGGTACATGGAGTCGAAGATGTAAATGGAGAAAACCAATACGCCGCGTATTTAGTTGGCTTGGAGATTTAGTAAGTGATGTAGAAAGTTTATTTGGTGACAGTGGAGCACATAGCTCATCAAGTTCAACAAGAGTTAGTATGAGATATATTCGAGGACAACCAGCAATTACATTGGATAGATATAATTTAAATTTAGCTATGCAAACACCTCGAAACTTTTCCCAAGTAAATGTTTGGCCATGTAACTTATTAAGGTATAATTTTCAAAAAAAATGGTATTCATTAAATCACTTTTTAATAAGCTTCGGTAATAATGAAATCAGAGTTTTCTTTAATGGCGAATTAGTAAAAACTTTTTATGTTCAGTCTAAGCCCACACCTAAAGATGCACATGCCTTTTTAGGAGCTTATAATAGAAGTACGGTTTATATTAAAAATTTACTATTATGGAATATGAATTTTAATGAACGTTTTGCTCACGATTTATATCAAACATATTTACCCATTATTCGAGAAGATAATAAAATAAAATTCATGGGTAAAAAAATGAGAACTAAGGAAGAATCATTTAAAACAGCTTTCAAATTAAATAAACGATTATACGTAGGAAGATATATTGATTTAAATTTTAAATCCAATGTAAGTATGACTATTTCTTTCACCATCAATGTGAAACAAAATTATAATAATTGGGTAAATATATTGATTATTAATGGTCCTGATTGGAATTGGCAAGTGCGTAAACCCGGTATTTGGTTATGGCCTAATCGATGTGCTTTAAACATTTGCCGAAATACAGATTATTATTGGAACGAAGGGATTATGGATTTACCTTTTCCAATGAATCAAGATGTCCATTTTAAAATTGTGTATGATGGTATAGGTAAAGAAATTACTGTTTATCAAGATTTTAATAGAACACCTAAATCTTCTTATACTGCTAAAGGAAATTTTATTAAAGCAAATGATGATGATAAAGTATGGATCGCGGCAAATAGTTTTGGTGAAAATTATTATATTTCTAATTTTGAATTAGAAGGTGGTGTATATAAACCATAATACATATGCATAATTATTTATAAAAAATACATAATTAAATAAAAAAAATTATTTTTAAAATTTTATCTTTATTTATTATATGAGTAATAAAATACTGTGCATTTTATTATTATTAATTTTTCTATTTTTATTTTATTTTTTATATCAGAAAATGAACATTTATAAAAATCAAAATAGTTCCTCTTTGTTTCCAAATAATCAATTATATGAACAAAATTTTGAACATTTTGAATCAAATGCTTGGACAACTGATAAGGATAAATTAAAAGCAGAAAAAGAGCCGTTAAATGATATTCAGAAAACAGAAGTAAAAAATATGATTGAACAATTAGGAAAAGAACAACTAAAAACACTAATTTCACAACAAAGTCCCCTTCTTACTGGACCGGCAGGACCAGTTGGACCCCAAGGTCCAGCAGGAACCAAGCTGGTAGCTTCAGGACGCTTAGTCAATAAAGTAGGAAGTTTTCCCAAAAAAGAAAAACAAAATGATAGTGAAAATAAAATATCAAAATTTAATCCAGATTATGTTGTGTCACGAACGGAAGGAACAAATGCTTCTTCCAGTTTATGCTACATGGATAGCATATCTCCCTTTACGAGTTATCAGAACTGGGAACTGGATGTAAATAATAATATCAAAAGTCGATATGATAATAATTGTTTAACTATGGATGATAAAAATAATAAATTATATATGAGCCAATGTAGTGATAATCCGAACCAAAAATGGACCTGGGATAACTCAAACCGTATTATTTCTACCACGAATTCTACACCCAGTAAATTAAAATGTATTGGTTTAACTAAACCCGAAGTAAATACGACTGCGGCAAATGTTCCCGGTTGTAAAAGTGGAACTTGTGCTAACACAGTTGCTCGTGAATATTTATTAGTAAAAGATTGTGACGTAAATAATATTCATAACGATGAAGTATGGTCTTTTATATAATTTTTATAATGTATAATTTTATAATGTATAATGTATAAATATTTTTAATTTTATTATGATTTTCATAATAAATATTTACAAATTATTCATCACAATAGTACCCCAACTTTTTTTTTCTAAATCTACATAATATGTAATTTTATTTTCTTCTCTTAGTAAGTCTTCTTGTTTCTTTTGCGCTTTATTATTTCTTTCTAAACTAGATTTTTCAATCATATTTTTAGAATTATATTTCTTAGATAATTCTTTATCTTTTGATTTATTTATATACTGATTATTTTTCTTTTTTTCTTTACATAACCATTGAGGATGTCCTTGTTTATTACATTTTTTACAAATAATATTCGGACAATTATCAATAGAATGATTTTCTTCGTGGCAATACTTACAACTCATGGTATATAATTATATAGTTTAATAATGATATTTATTTTTTATATACTTTCACATTTTTATTTATGTTTCTAAAAATAAAAAATTTATATTGAATAAATTCTTTAATACTATTTAAAATAAAATTAACTAATTTAATTAATGGAACAAAAAAAACAAAGGGAAGAACTCGAAGAGTTTTTAAAAAAAACTATAAATAATACCATCAACTATAATATAAAAAAAATAAAAGGTGGTTATATAGGAAATTATGAAGATATTATTAAACTTCAAAATGATTTTAATAAAACCATCATAAAAACAATAGATCAAAATAATGAAGAATTACAAGGAAAGATAAAATCGATGGAAAAGCAATTAGTAGATGTTTCAATAAATGTTCTAAAATTACAAGAACAAAATATTCAGTTAGTTTCAATGATCAGTTCATTATTAGAAAATAAAAGTATGCATTCTTCAACAATTGGATATCCAATGGAAAATGATATGGTGTTAGAAAATCCATATCCACTTCAACGTTGTATATCAGAACCGCCTCAGAAAATGGACGATAATATCATTCAAAATACTATATTGCAGCAGCAATCTCAGCAAAATTTATCTAAATTATCCACCAAAAAAGGAAGCACTTCTTTTAATGATTTGATTCAAGATCTTCAACATCAAGAAATGTTATATAAAGATCTAAAAATCGAAGATTATGATTTAGATTTTGATTTTGTACAGAAATGTCTTCATGGACAATCTATGCAGAACGATTTAAAAATATTTAAAAAAATATATATTGATAATATTCCATGTGGATATTATTCTATTCGGAATATTAAAAAGAAATATCAATATTGGTTAAATGGAACAATGAATAATGATGATGATCATGGTACTTATATTAAAGACACAATATCATCTAATATTTATAATTGTTATTTGAAAATTAATAATTACGATAATTATGCGGACGATATCGATCAGTTTGTTAAAAATCAAGAATATATTTTGAATTTGAATGAGCAAAAATATAAAGATAAATTATTTGCACAAATTATCAAAATTATTCAAATTGGGTCGAAAAAATAATTATTAAAGATATTTATTTTCTATCTTATCATTTGTTCTTGTTTCATCCATTTTTGTTTCTTTTAATTAATTATTTATCAATCCTAATTTAATGTAAAATTTTACATTAAATTAGGATTGATAAATAATGATTGATCTATTTTATTTATATTTGTTATAAAAATAATTTTATTTAGTATAAAAACATTACTATAAATAAAATATATACAATATATAAATATATACAATATATAAATATATACAATATATAAAAAATATATAAAATATATAATAAAGATTCCTTACTTTTATAAATGACATGTATTTATCTATATTTGATGACAAGCCCAATTTAGATGAAATCGATTTTCCTCATAGTTATTTAAAAAAATATGCTACATCGCATCTAGATAGTTTAAATAATATGATATTTTGTGGAATTAAAGGATCAGGGAAAACAATTAAAGTCTATGCATTTTTATGTTCTTTGTTAAATAATAAAGTGTATGATATAAAAACACAAACATTTAATTGTGATAATAAATGCGTACAATATAAGGCAAGTATTTATCATATTGAAATCGATGCATTAGAATTATTAACAGGAGAACGTGTATTTTTTAGTAATTTCTTGAAAGAATATTGCGAAACACGAAATATTGGTCTTAATTTGCCTAAGATTATTTATATAAAAAATGCTGAACAATTAAATAAATTATCTTTTTTATTTTTACGTAAATTAATTGAGAAAAGTTATGTATCTTGTCGTTTTATTTTTGAAATGACCTCCGTAAGTTCTATTCCAGGTCCTCTACTTAGTCGTTTTTTTATTGTTCGAATCCCTATGCCTTCACAACCTGAAATAGTCTCTTGTTTAAAAAATTATCTTTATCGAAAAGGAAAACCTATAGAAGAAAATATATTAATCCAATTGATTAAAAAATCAAAGAAAACAAATTCATATGATTTAAAAAGTATTTTTGGATTTGTGCGGTATTATCTGGTTACAGGAAAATATTTTGAATATTTTTACAATCAATATCAAAATAAAATTTTAGATATTATTTTCAACAAAAATTTAAATATGAATGAAATAAATTCATTAAAAGGGATTATTGAAGATATGTTTGTAAATTTAATTGATAGTAATGAATTAATATCTTTATTAAATCAGCAAATTTTTAATAAATTAGATGAGTTAAAAATTCAGCATAATGATTTAAAAATAGAACTAATTCAAATTGCTTTGAAACATGATTTAAATATAAAACGAGGAAATAAAGAATTCGTACATGTCTTAAATTATATCATTGATACAATCGAATGTATTCACACTAAAAATATTTTACCATCCTAAAAAATCAAATAATAAAATTATAAAAATAGAATGATTTTGATTTTATGTTTATTATTTAAAAATAAAATCATAGAATAAGGTAAGTTCATCCATGACTAAAAATTATTATGAAATACTAGAAGTTTCTAGAAATGCATCTCAAGAAGAAATAAAAAAAAGCTATAAAAAATTAGCATTAAAATATCATCCTGATAAAAATAAAGATAACGAAGAAGCAACAAATAAATTTAAAGAAATTGCGGAAGCTTATGATACATTAGGAGATGAACAAAAACGAAAAACATATAATTTATATGGTTCAAGTGAAAATAATTTTGCGGAAGATCCTTTTTCGATGTTTAATGATATTTTTGCGTCTCATATGAGTAATTTTATGAATATGAATTATGAACAAGATATTAATTTAAATGATATTTTAGGTAATTTATCTGGTTTTTCTAATTCAAACATAAATATTCCCATGATGCCAAATATTCATTTTAAAGTGCATACATTTTCGAATAAAGATTCACCTATTTCCAATATTTTTCAAAATATTCATGATCAACAAGATAATACTTCTTTTTCTGGTGACCATGACTATTCGGCATCTTCTAATACAACAACAAAAACAAATTCAAGTGTATTAGAGCAACCAGAAGATATTTATCTTGATATTGATGTTTCTTTAGAAGAAATATGTAGTCAAGAAAAAAAAGAAATTATTATTGATCGATATCGAAATAAAAATGGAAGTTATAAACTACGTGAAAAAAGAATAGAACTATATGTTTATGATCGTGAAATTATATTAGAAAAAAACGGAAATGAAGTAAAAAATGGTAAAGAAAGAAGTGATATTTACCTTCATTTTCATCAAAAATCCCATCCTTTATTTACGCGTATTAATGATTATGATCTTTTATTTGTAAAAGATATTTCATTAAAAGATATATACAATGGTTTTCATTATGAATTAACATTACCCAATAAACAACAAGAACAAATAAATATATATAGTAAAACCAAAGATTTTTATAAAAATAAATCTTTATTACATAAGGTCCCATATAAAGGGATTCCTCATTTAGAAAATGATACATGGCAATATGGTCATTTGTTTATAAAATATAATTTATTGCTTCCTTCCATGGATGAATTATATGATAATGTTTCTGAAATATACGAAGATGAAGAAGAAGATGATGATGCAGAAGAGAATCAGATAGAAGAAAAAAATGAGGAACTAAATGAGAAAATAAATGAAAAAGAAAAAAAGAATCATAAAAAAAATAATAAAAAAGAAGATAAAACAAAAAGTAAAAATAATAAGAATAATAGTAAAAATAATAAGAATAATAGTAAAAATAATAAGAATAAACATGCATCAGAAAAAATAAAAGTATATCCTGAATCATGTTATTCTATTCAGGAAATAATGAATTCTAACTAATAAAGTAATTTATTAGCACTTACTCTACATTAAATATTATTATACATATTATTCAATTTCTAATATATATAATAATATTTAATATATATATTTATTATATAAATCTATTCATGACCAAGAAGGATGATTTTATACCATTTACTTATCAAACTGAACCATTAATTAAACATATTTTAATAAAAAATGAACATAAAAATAAATTATTATCATTATCTTATTTTAAACATTTTTATCAAACATTTAAAAAAATATTATCTTCTTTTTATCAAAACAAATCTATTTTTGAAAAAATTAATGTGCATACTCACCTTTATCATAGTAAAACTAACAATATTGATGTGAGCAATTTTATGACCAAAGAAATTATTAATGAAACAAAAAAGCTGAAGTTTCAATATACATTTACTTTTCTACACAATAAAATTTATTTTATTTCAAATAAACAATTACCTTCTACATTAAAGAGTATATCTGCATCTACAATTTCTTTAAAAAATAAACAACTAAAACAAATCGTAGATATTTTATTTTTGATGGAAACATTAAAAATTATTTTTCGAAGAGAATCATTTGAACAAGTCATTACTATTTTTGATTTAAATAGTAAAAAAAAATTACCCACAGCATATAGAAGCACTATACAACGTGATAAATCCTTTTCCGAAATAAATAATATTATTGGTCCCAACCAATGTAATAGTGGTCTTACAGAATTAGATAATTATAAAAATGGTCCTATTACTATTTATAGACAAGAAGAACTAATGAAAGTTTGTATTCACGAACTATTTCATTCAAATTTAATTGACTTTGACTTTATTATTTCCACTATTTCCAAAAATTTTGAAAAAGAATATTGTTTTCATTATCCGGTATTATTAAATGAAGCTTATACAGAATGCTTAGCATTAATTATTAATACTATGTATGTAGGTATCATGACACATAAATCAGAAGCGTATATTAATCAAATGTATGAAAAAGAAGTAAAATATTCTATTTATAATGTTTCTAAAATTTTGGATTATTATCAAATCAACTCAGTACAAGAAATTAAAAAAAATAATGGAAATTGTTTAAAATATTTCCATCAGACAACCAATGTTTTTTCCTATTATTTTTTAAAAATGATTTTGTTATTAAATCTGAAAAAACTGCACCAAATTATTAAGATGTATACCATACCAAATACGTTTAAACTTTCAGATAAATCATTACCTATGATACATGAAGTTTACCAATTATTAAATGATCAAATGTATGTTATTGATAAATATAAATTACATAAGCAAAAATATAATCAAAGTTTACGTTTAACGTTATTTGAATTACATAAATAATGTTAAACGTAAAATATATGAACTATTCAAAGATTTTTTTTTAAATTAATTTTTGAATAGTTTTTGTATTTTTTAATATTTTTTTAAAAAATGATTATAAATTTAGCATTTAAAAAGTTTTAACTAAATAAATATATATAAAACGGTTTATAATCAATATACATATAAATAACATAAATCATGGGAATTAAAAATTTAAAAGTATTACTTAATTCCAAATGTAATCATGTCATACAACAAAGAAACTTATCTTGTTATAATGGTATGATTATTGGTATAGATTTATCTATCTTTTTATATAAATATTTATATAATAATAGTGATCATATTGAAGGACTTACACGTTTAATTTTACGTCTTCTTAGAAATAATATCATACCCATTTTTGTTTTTGATGGTAAACCACCACCTGAAAAAGAAGAAATATTAATGGAACGTCGGTTAAAAAAGGAATTTATGCACATGAAAAAAGAAATTTATGAACTCATCATAAAATTCAAAGACTTTCCATTAGATGTGGTCACCAATTTAATAAATATGTATATTAAAAAACATAATCAATTATTTAAAATTGATCAAGAACATATACATGATATGAAAAATAAATCTGTTGAAGAAATTAGAGAAGAAATAGATAAAATTAATCGGAAAATTATTAATATTAAAAGCGCACATATTCAAAGTGCTAAGGAACTATTCCGCCTTTTCGGAATTTCTTATATTGATACAGACTGTGAAGCAGAGAGTATGTTGGCTTTTATGAATAAAAATAATATGATAGATGCTTGTATTACTGAGGACATGGATATATTAGCGGGGGGAGGAAAAATATTTTTAAAAAATTTTAGTGCTGATAAAAATATTGTAGATGAATATTGCCTTGAAGGTATTCTTGAAACACTTGAACTTACACATGATGAATTCATTGATTTATGTATACTATCAGGATGCGATTACACACCTAAAATAGGTGGTATGGGTTCCCTGAGTGCTTATAAATTAGTAAAAAAATATAAGAAAATTGAAACTATATTACCTGAAATTAGAACAAACGGCAAATATATAGTACCCGAACATTTTAATTACCAAGATGCTCGACGCTTATTTCATAATACCTTCGATATACACATTTTGAAAGATGTACTTCCCGTGAAATTAAGAGAACCTAATTTAAAAGAATTGCTCTTATTCTTAGATAAAACATCTCTTCATATTAAATATAAGCATGATCTGGAATTAAATTTAATGAATTATTATCTAAATATAATATCAATTAATAAATTAGATAGTATTAATAAAATTATTCATAGTTCTATTTCATCACGAATGAAAAATTATGCTGCTGTTCAATCATAATTTTTAGAAAAATATAATGATGTTTATAATAAATATATCATTAATGATATATTTTTATTGATATATATTTATTGATATATATTTATTGATATATGTTTATTGATATATTTTTATTGATATATTTTTATTGATATATTTTTTATAATAAATAATTTCAATTATTCTTTTAGAAAATGATATTTGAGATATTTTTGAATATTAAAATATTCCAATTTATCTTCTTTCGTAAAATGGGGTTCTAATAAATTTCTTAGTTTCTCATCTGGTAAAATTTGTTTTTTATAATCGGGATTTTGTAAATTATTTTTTTTGACATAATCCAGTACCATTTTTGTAGCATCTGTGCGTGCTATTAATTCTCCCTTAGGTACTTGTAGGAAATCGGCTAATTTTTCACTAATAATTGAAGGCTTAGCAAAGCCACTTACACTTGTTTTCTTTTTCTTAATTTTTTTAGCCTTTTTCGCATTTTTAATTAATTCTTTCTTTTCTTTTTGTACTTCTTTATGAAGTATTTTTAAATTATTTGCTAAGGTTTTTAATATTGATTGTGAATCATTAAATTGAGCATGCAATTTACTAAATAAATCTTCTACGCATGATTCAATTTTTTCAATATTTGTTTCCTCTTCTTCCTCTTTAAAAGATACTTCTTGACCTGATTTTTCTAAAGTATCCATTACTGAAGATACAGCAGCATTTTCAAGTGATTCTTTTTTTTCTTCTTTAGAAGTTTTTGTAGCAGTAGCCGATGAAGTGGTAGCACTAGCAATCATTATTATTTATTATTTAAAAAAAATATTAATTTATTACGCATTTTCTTTTTATAAATTAATATTATCTATAAGTAAGGACATATGTTTGGAAATTTTTTCAAATCTGAATATGCTTTTTTTATGAAGTATTTTTTATATTTTATTGTCTTATTTTCTATAGCTATTTACTGTAATCTTTATATTTCAAGTGAAGTCAAAGATATAAAAATTATGCATATTAATAAGGCATGCTTTTATATGCTCTTTATTTTTCTTATGATTATTATTAACGATATTTTAGATACGCCTATTATGTTTTTAAAGAAATTCGTGTTGATTATTCTCTTTGCACTATTATTGGTCTATGTTGTTAATTATTTATTTATCAAATATTCCAAACATGGATTTTATAAAACTATGTTTCACGCATTATTAGGATCAGTAGCTGTATATATTTTAATGATTATTGCAGTTTATTTTTTAATTTCTACAAAAGGTGAACGTTATAGTGATTCTATTTATTTACAATTTAATTATGGAGTCTATGTGAATTTAGGATTTTTAATTTTTACAGCTTTCTATTTTATACTCCTGCGTAATTCAGAGAAACTATTATCGTGGAATACATATTTAGGAAATTTATTAGGACCAACTATTTTTGGAGGGTTATTTTTATTTTATATATTTTGCCTTATTATTTATTTTGCTATCAAATGTAAATTTATTACAAAAATTCAATCATTAAATACATTTATAGCCATAATTTCATTGATTATTTTCTTTTCACTTATTCAATGGTATTTTTTCATTTCGGGTCTGCAGAATGTTTGTGAAGATAAATCGATTGAAGAAGAAAGAAAAATAGCAGATATTACAGAAGCTTTTAATGTATGTTTATTTTTATCCTTATTATTCATTTTATGGGTAGATGACTCACGAAAATGGAATCCTTTAGAATATTTTCTCTATATTGTCGTGACCATTTTTGTATTTTTATGTCTATTTTATTACTCATCTATATATTCAGGTATTTCTATTTTAAGTTTATGGACTTTTGTAGAGTGGTGTATATTGACATGGTGGAATAAACATGATACATGGAACTCCTTTAATTTTATGCTTACGGATCAGAAATATAATTTAAGGAAAGTGTATAAACCATCACAAGCATAATATAAAAAATAAAAACTATAAAAATGCAAATGTTAGGATTGAGTTAAAAAGGATTTTTTAGAAATTAAAATATATTGATTCGAAATAATATCAATTGTAAATTTTAAAGCTTGTTTTTTATTTTCATTTATATTATAGTGTTCATCTAAATATATTTGATTTCCTTGATGGGTGACTTGAATATTTTGATTACGATGATTAAAAATAATTAAATTTACTTGTGAAAGCATTGTTTCATCATTAATAATATATTGAATAATAAAGTGTAATTTCACTAATTCATTATAATTTTCCGGAATAATAATATAAAAATTTGGATTATCTTTTACAAATAAATTTAATTGAATATTTTTCTGCTCAATTGATTTTGTTTTCTCTTGAGGATTCGAAGGCCGTAACGCACTATTCTTAATTTCTTCTATTTCTAATTCCCTATATTCACAATTGTTAGATAGTAATATAAGTCCATATTTATCACTAAAACCATAAAAATTTTCTTCATCATATAATAATAATCCACTATTCATTTTTTCTTGCATTCCTATACATACACCTTTATGAAATGCTGCTCCTCCTTCACATGTTAATGAACCATGAATGTAATCAGAACTATCTTCATGATAAATTGTCGAGACTTCTTTTGTATTGGTAATTGTTAATTGATGAAAAGAACCATCTTTTAAACGTGCCATATTTTATTTTTCTTCTATTGAATTTATTTAAATATAGTAATTCCTATTTAAATATATATGAATTATTATTATATATATTAAATTAATAAAGAATTTAAAATTTATTTATCATTATAAGTTATGACAGGCGGATTATTAGTATTAGCAGCTTATGGCGCCCAAGATATCTATTTAAGTGGAAATCCACAAATAACTTTTTTTGTAGCAGTCTATAGGCGCTACACCAATTTTTCTATTGTACCAAGTAACCAATACTTTACGGGTAATTTAGATTTTGGTCAAAAAGTTTATAATCAAATTGATCGTATTGGAGATTTAATGGCAAATACATTTTTAGTATTAGAATTACCTTCTTTAGAAAACTTTAGTTATACTGATGAAAATGATAATATAGTTGAATATTATTGGGTGAACGCAGTGGGACATTCCATTATTAAAATTATTGAATTAGAAATTGGCGGTAATGTTATTGATAGACAATACGGTATTTGGATGGAAATCTGGAGTGAATTAACTGTACCACCAGCAAAGCGTGATGGTTTTAATGAAATGATTGGTAAAAGCGATTCACCTATTAATTTAAATAATAAAGGACCTTTAAATTTATATATACCGCTCCAGTTTTGGTTTTGTAATAATATTGGGTTAGCATTACCCTTAATTGCTCTTCAATCGCAAGAAGTACGTATTAATCTTACGTTACGTAATTATGCTGAATTAATTATATCCAATAGCGGTGACCCTATTCAAGCAAGTCCTTATAAAGATAATATAACAATCACTAAAGGACATCTTCAAGTTGACTATATTTTCTTAGAAGAATCAGAACGTAAAATTTTTACTAAAAATAATTTACAATATTTAGTGGAACAATTACAAGTTTATGCTACATCATTAACATCCAATGGATTACGTCCAGATCCAGTCAATCCTGGAAAGAACATTCGCGTACCTGATTTAGATCAAATTGTGACGCTTAATTTTAATCATCCAGTAAAGGAAATTATATGGGTTCTTCAGAATTCAGATGCGTTATCTATTTATCCTTACGGTGGCAATGAATGGTTTAATTTTTCATCTCAATCTTATAAAAATGGTAAAGTCAATGGTACAGATACCATAACAGAAGCTAAATTAGTACTCGAAGGACAAGATTTGACAGAATATTTACCCAATATTTATTTCCGAAATGTTATTCCTTTTCAAAGACATACCAATACTCCTAATAATTTTATTTATTGCTATAGTTTTAGTCTGCATCCCGAAGATTTTCAGCCTTCAGGGTCATGTAATTTTAGTCGTGTAGATAATCAGCAACTTCATCTTAAAATATCAGATGAATTAATAGATCCGGTGATTCAAGTATTTGCTGTGAACTATAATATATTAAATATATCTAACGGTATGGCAGGTATTGAATATTCAAATTAAAAGACAATATATTTATATATATAAATATTAAAATATAAATTTTAATTTATTTTTCTAATTATGTAATATGATTGATGAAATTCATATTATACATCATATTGTAAGTTATTTGCAACCATGTCAATTATGTAAAGCTTATGTTATTTTTGTGCCAAAAAATAAATGTTGTATTTGTTCTTATCATATATGTTCTTCATGCTTACATAGATTTCCAGGTACGTATACAAAAATATATGGCTTTTTTGAAAATAATTATTGTCAAAAATGTAAGATATTATTACTTTAACAGAATAATGTTAGATATAAATGACTTAAAATAAAAAAATGATTTATTAATTGTAAATACCTAAAACTTATCCTATTATTAATCTAACTTATATATAGTTTAAAAAAATGCCTGATTTTTATCGCGTCTATTACGATATTCAAAATGTTCCTTATGACGAAATATCATATATTAGTAGTTCCTCTGAAGATGAACAAGAAGAAACAACGATACAAATGAATCATAATAACCCATATTTAACTCCGAAATTTAGTTATGTGAACGAAGATTCTTTTTTATTTAAAAATAATTATGTAAATGATGAGAATGATGAAACACGTCATAATAAACGACGTAAAACATGTAATATCATATTTGATTCCCCTTTTCCAGAAAAAAGTAAACCTCAAAATTTATTTAACACTTCTTTGATTTCCGAAAAAAAGGAAAAGAATGATGTAAATTCATCCGAAAATTTAGAGGATGATGATAATTCATCAACACATACAGGATATTCTTGTTTTAGTTTTCGCCCAGATTTAATAGAACCATCATTTTTTAATAAACCCACAAGCATTAAGACTACTTTACAAAAATCAACTTCAAATGAAGATCTTGAATATAGTGATATTAGCGATGGTGAACTTTGAAATAAATATAAATTTTTTCATTACATAATGTAAATTATTCCATTTTATTATTTTTATAAAAACCATTTGCTTAATTTAGTAGTTAATTTTTGAACAATTTGCCTTCTTTGTGAAGTTTTCTCTTTATAACTATTTTCTTCATTCGTATTATCTTGGTTGAATTCATATTTATTAAAATATTTTACTTCGCATTCTTTCGTTTTTGATTTATGAATAACAAGTAAATCAGCAATGGATAAATTTATATCTTCTTCTATTTTTTTACGTTGATTAAATTCTATGTACTTGAAGGATTTATCTTTAATATTTAATACATATAAATTATATTTACCATCTATATCTTTTTTAATCCATTGAAAAGTAAATAAAAATACTTTTTTTTCAGAAATAGATACCTCCAAAATTTTGTCATAAATATCAATAATAATTACAAAATATCCATTTAAATAAAAACCATGAAATGTATATATTTTTTGATTCATTTCTTTTTCATAAATATAATGTGCGTGTGAATTATTAACATAAGGTAAATTATAATCCATTTGAAAGTAAAGATTCTTAATATTTTTAATAATTCCATCATGGAAAAAAAAGTGCACAGTATCATAAAGCATTTTTAGTAATACTTATATAATTATTATGTATAAAATAATGTAAATATAAACCACGATAAATAAGATAAAAAAAGAATACCCAATAAATTTTATAAATTTTATAAATTTAATAAATTTAATAAATTTAATAAAAATGATTTTATTTTAACCAATTTCAAAATATGGAAAATAATAATATTTTTATTTCATAAATTTTATTACTATCATGGCGAATCCTAAAACACAAAAACAACTCAAACAAGTAAATTATAATGGAGAAAAATCTTATTGGTACACAACAGATGTTGGTATTTATGCCCATTTATATGGAAATCATATATCTCCTAAAAATAATAAATATCAAGTTGAAATTTGCTTAGTAGAAAATGATCAAATTATTTATCATTGTTCTTTACCAATGAATAACGCATCTCAATCACCAATAATACAAGCAATTATATATGATGAAAATGAAATAAAAAATAAAACTGAACAACGTTTATTTATTATATGGGAATATCAGCTTGATGATATTCCATTAGAATCTGTAAAAACATTTCTATATTTCTGGAAACATGGACATTTTCCTCCTCAAATTTCTACACCTATTTTGGAATCACTACTTTACTATTTTGAAAATAATATACCTATTTTTGGTTTTATGTGTCCACAAATAAAAGTATTTAATGGGTATAGTTGGGAAGAAGGAGCATGGATGTTAAAATTGAAAAATATATTATATAAAAGATATGATCATAGAAATACTAAACTACCAATAATTTTAAGTTTATTAATTATTGCTCTAATGGGTATTATAATGACTTACCATTAATAAAAATAGAACCTATTTTTATAAATTTTTTTTTATTAATTTTTTATTTTTTTAATATTTATCCTATGCAAAGTGTTCCAATTCCTTGACAATGTGGGCATTTACAAAATTCCTTTCCGTCTCTATAGATTTCTTCACAATGTGCATGGAAATAAATATTACACCTTGTACATTGTACTTGATCTATAGCTTCCAAATTTTCCCAACATATAAAACAATTTGTATTTTCCTTTATTGGATAATTAGAGTACACGGATCCCATAGGTTTATTATTAACTTAAGAATTTAAAATTACCATTTTTCCTTAGTTCCACCGTCGTACGGCTTTCCATGTCCTTCTTGAATCATAATATCATTAATGCAATCTTTATCTACATGATTCCAAATACGAACTAAAATTCGTCCATATTTATCAAATTCAAAGCATTCCACTTCTACTAATTGTGTTTCATGTTTTGTTAATAATTCAGTAAATCGTTCTTTTGCCTTATGAGCTAATTCAATTTCATGTTCGCGATTCATTTTACTTAAGGGTGGTTTCATTTCAGCAGTATCATATCCTAGACAACGACATCGATATTTAATAATTTTTCCATGAAATTCAAATAAAATACTAAATGTATCTCCATCGTAAATTTGACATGGGCGAGCATAAAATTTTTGTCCTTTAAAATTGAAATAAGGTATATTTTTAGGTTCTTCGATTTTATATAATTTTTCTTGTAACATTATTTGTTCTTTTTCTTTTTTTGAATAAAAACAACATTGGTAAATGGTCTGAATACAACTTAGCATGTTTTATAATAATATATTTATTTAATATATATGAAATATAGATATTTGTAGTATTACCTAATATAATTTATGAAACGGTTTTTATATATCATTTTTTTATCTTTTTATAAAAAATGATTATTTATATTTACAAATCACAAAAATGTAATTAATGGACCGGTTTCATTCGTATTTAGTCATTAAATATTTTTAAAAGCAATGGGATATGATTCCTTTCCTGTTAAAGAAACAATTGAACCTAAAAAAGTAAAACTTAAGTTACGTTCATTAAAAAAAATACAGAAAGATCCACCGAAGTTAGATAATAATCAACAAC